GAACGGCAGACAGAAATTCCAAGAATATCTGTACCTTCGCAAGAACTCATCCTCGATCTACTGAAGGAGAGAGCAGAGACTGGTCGTATTTACATCATGAATATTGACCACTGCAATGAGCACTCATCCTTTAAGGATCATGTTTACATGAGTAACCTCTGCCAAGAGATCACTCTACCTACAGATCCTATTCAACACATTGATGATGCTGATGCTGAGATTGCATTGTGTATTCTCTCTGCTATTAATGTAGGTAAGATTAATAAGTTAGAGGACATGGAAGAGTTGTGTGACCTCTCTGTCCGTGCTCTTGATGAATTGATTGACTATCAGAGATACCCTGTGGCAGCAGCAGAAAGGTCTACAAGGGCACGTAGATCATTGGGAATAGGTTTCATTGGTTTGGCACATTATTTTGCTAAGAATAATGTCAAGTATAGTGACCCTGCCTGTTGGCAACTGACTCATGAGTTGACTGAAGCATTCCAATACTATCTACTGAAGGCATCTAATCAACTTGCTAGGGAGTATGGTCCTTGTTCAGCATTTGATCAGACTAAGTATGCTGCTAAGGAAGTACCTATTGACCATTACAAACAGGATATTGATGAGTTCTGTAAGACTGTACAGATTGGTCAAGAAGGTGGTGGAATGGAAGGACAACCAATGTTGGGTGAGAAGTTTGAGTACACTATGGATTGGGGTACTCTCAAAGATGACATCTGGAACTATGGATTACGTAACTCTACACTGACTGCACAGATGCCGTCAGAGTCTAGTAGTGTGGTCTGTGGTACTACCAATGGTATTGAACCACCACGTGACTTCCTTTCAGTCAAGAAGAGTAAGAAGGGTGTTCTTAAACAGATCGTACCTCAGTACGTGGCACATAAGAATGACTATACTTTGTTATGGGATCAACAAGATAACGATGGCTATATCAAAATCGTTGCTATAATGCAGAAGTTCTTTGACCAAGCAATCAGTGGTAACTGGTCTTATAATCCCCTTAATTACGAGGGTAATGAGGTGCCAGTGTCCGTGATGGCAGAGGATCTTTTGAAGACCTATCGGTATGGATGGAAGACATCTTATTATCAGAATACATATGATAATAAGCAAGACTTTGACGAACCTGCACACCCAATTGGGTGGAAAGATGACATCCCTGTGGATGATTTGTTAGAGCAAATAGAAAACACTGCCGAGGAGGAACCCTGTGACGGATGCACCATCTGAGATTGACGGAATGACTGTTTTTAACACTCATAACGTTGATGCTACAAAACAACCTATGTTTTTTGGTGCACCACTAGGGGTGCAAAGGTATGATCAACAAAAGTATCCAGTATTCGAGAAACTTACTCAACAAATGCTCTCCTATTTTTGGAGACCAGAAGAAGTTTCGCTCCAGAAAGACCGTTCGGATTACCAAACTCTTAACGACACGCAAAAGCACATCTTTACGTCCAACCTTAAGTACCAAATCCTTTTGGACAGTGTACAAGGTCGTGGTCCTGGTATGGCTTTTGGTCCTTACTGTTCTCTACCTGAGTTAGAGTCAGCAATGACTATCTGGGAATGTATGGAGATGATCCATAGTCGTTCCTATACCTATATAATTAAGAACGTGTATCCAGATCCGAGCGAAGTACTGGATCATATTGTAGATAACCAAAAGATTCTCGATCGAGCCAAGTCGGTAACTTTAGCTTATGATGAGTTCCTTAATGCAGCAGCAGATTGGGGACAAAGTAACTATTGGAAACCTGGATGGAGAGATCACATCAATTCTGAATGGACTAGCAAGGATCTTAAAAGAAAACTTTACCGTGCGGTAGCCAATGTCAACATCCTCGAAGGTATCCGATTTTATGTCTCGTTTGCGTGCTCTTTCGCATTTGCGGAACTCAAGCTTATGGAAGGATCCGCTAAAATTATCTCTTTCATCGCCAGAGATGAAAATCAGCATCTTGTCCTCACTCAACATATTATCAAGAAGTGGCAAGAAGGAGACGACCCAGAAATGAAGGAGATCGTTGAGGAAGAGAAGGAAAACACCATCGAAATGTTTAAGAAATGTGTAGATGAAGAGAAGGAATGGGCACAGTATCTCTTCAAAGATGGTTCAATCCTTGGTCTCAACGATCGTTTGCTGTCTCAGTACGTAGAATGGATAGCCAATAAAAGAATGCACGCTCTTGGGTTTGATCCTATATACGATCAACCCTTGAGAAATAATCCTCTGCCTTGGACTCAGCATTGGATCAGTTCTAAAGGTTTACAAGTAGCACCTCAGGAAACTGAAGTTGAGTCTTATCTAATCGGAGGCATTAAACAAGATGTTAAGAAGGATACTTTCGCTAATTTCAAACTATGACCCACAGTACAGAACAAGAACCGTACGAAGGTTGGCGAGAGGAGTACCGAGGAATGAAGGTACTAGGGAAATACCAGAGCGAGCTTATAGAAAATGGACCGAAGTCCCTCGCTCAGAGTTGGATGATGCAAGCTATGTACAACGACTGGAAGAGGAAGAAAGGAATCGTAGATCCAGAACCACCAGATTGCCAAAGCAGTCTGAAGGAATGGGAAAAGTCAATCAAGAAATACCAGACCCCTGGTGGGACTGACTAAATATGAGTAGAGACTTTAAAATTATGAAATGGTTGAAGAAAGAGTTTACGAAAACCCCTGGATATATGAGGGTAAACCTTTCACTACTAATGATATTGGCGACTTCTTCGGTTTTGTCTACATCATTACTAATAGGAAGACAGGCAAGAAATACATCGGTAGAAAATATTTTTGGCAGAAGAGAAAGCCTCGAAGTGGAGGTAGACGGGTTACGAGTGAGTCTAACTGGAAAAAGTACTACGGAAGTTGCCCAGAGCTTAAGTCAGATATTAGTGATCTTGGACACGATTCTTTTGAAAGAAGAATCTTATCCCTCCATACCACAGGAGGAAGAACGAATTATGAGGAGACGAGACAACTCTTCAGGTGTGATGTTCTTACGGAATCCTTGACAGATGGGACACCTGCCTACTATAATAGCAATATTCTAGGGCGGTACTACCGTAAAGATTACTATGGAACTAAATCCGATCAAGGATTACGTGATTCAGAGGATGGGTCAGCTATCAAAGGATGAGGATCCTCAATCTTGTCTTGCTCTGATGGAAGAATTTTCAGAGTGGTTTGAAAACGATGAAGTGGAACACTTAACTATGGAGATTTTTAATGACTGATCCAACATATAAAGCATCTTTACTTAAAATGCTTAAGGAATTAGCATATAAGAAAGGTAAGTTTACTCTCTCTTCAGGTCAAGAGTCTGAGCATTATATTAATTGTAAACCTGTAACACTATCGTGTGAAGGTAATGCACTTCTATCTACCTTGATGGTAAAGAAGTTAGACGAGGGATGTAGAGCAGTTGGTGGTCTTACCTTAGGTGGTGATCCATTGGTTGTTGGTGTAGCACAGAGAGCATTCTATAGAGGTGGTCACATCGATGCTCTTATTGTTAGAAAGAATCCTAAAGGATATGGTACAAAGGAAGTCATTGAAGGTCCAAAACCTGATAAGGGTTCTATTGTTACAGTTCTAGAGGATGTAACTACCACTGGTGGCAGTGCTATGAAGGCAGTTAATGTACTACGTGGTGCAGGTTATACTGTTAATAGAGTAGTAGCTATTGTTGATCGTATGGAAGACCATAGCATATGGGAACACAATAAGATAGATTTCGTATCGTTGTTCACCCTACAGGACATTATCGATGAGTGAAGTACAGATTATTGCAGAGAAATGTGATCCTAGGTCAGCAGACAATAAGAGACTTCCATATACAGCATATCTTGTAGAGTATATGTTAGATGGTAAGAAGACTTATGACATTGCTATTGCTAATAGAGCAGTAGATCTATTTGATCATTACTATGACAAGTACAAGAAAGATTTTATTAAGTTCACACAGTCACAAGGCATAGCAAATCCTAAGTTATGGAATAATAAGAAGGAACCCTTCTCACCAGATAAACAGAAGAAGAAATGACACTTGAGTTGTATACAGTAGATAGTTTTCTGGAGCCAAGACTGCATCAGAAGGCATATAACTATGCAATGAATAGAGGTCAGGCTAGGTGGGGTGAAGTTGATATGAACCCTGACCTACCAACAGGTCTCACTGTCAATATGAATGACACTGAGGAGATCTATAAGAAATTCGATGTCCTTTGCAGGGAAAAGTTTCCTATTGTAAAGGACTTTGAAGTAGTAAGGATGTATATCAATTGTTATATGCCTTATGAACAACCTCAGTTTCATCAAGATACTATTGATGCACCTGGTTTACAATCATATACTGTGTTATACTATCCACAGTTAGAATGGGACAAAAATGAAGGTGGTTGTACTGAATTTGTAGATGATGACCACGTATATGGTAGTCTACCATTACCTAACAGAGCACTTATGTTTAATGGAATCCATTGGCATAGAGCTACACCGTTTAGGAACCACGTAAGGTTTACATATGCAGTAAAGTATGAGAAAATAGACAAAGATGTATTTGATTTCAATGCAGACTTTGAAAGAAGTCAAGAGTCAGATGCACATAAAGATTATGTTAATGGTTCGTGGTTGCAATTTGGTCAACCAATTCACTCAGCACAACATTATTAATGAAGATATATTATACCCCTTGTCACCACTTACCTGTTGGATATATTGAACAGACCACAGAGACAGAGCAAGGTGTCCACCCATCAGATATTTGGGATCATCCTCTTCATCAAGAGAGTGTGTTCATACCACCTCAACGTGTACTAGAGTATGAGCAGAAGACCCACGAGGCACATACTTATTGGGAGTGCCCTGCTTGGAAGAGTTATTGGAATAATACTTGGGTAGTATTCTCGCAGTTGGATTTGGAAGTATCTTATGATAAAAAGACTGGTAGGATTAGTGATACATCATTCTCTAGACAGTCATTCAGAGATCATATCCTAATCAATGAAGGTTCTCTTCACGCTCCAGAATTTAGTTGGGATAGTGAACGTATGGGTTGTCCTTATAAGGGTAATCTAGTGTTCCAAATGCCACAATTATTGTTTATGTGGCTACCTAATAAGGATAGAAATGTGTGGGTTGAGTTAGCTGCTTACCCATCACTCTTTCATAAGACTGGACTTGAATTTATTAGTGTGGAATACCCCTTTAGTAGGTGGTATAAGGCAGCAAACCCTGCATTCAAAGCACACGGAAGTAGTTTCAAGATCAAGAGAGGAGATCCTTTATATACTATGAGGTTTAAAGGTGGTAAGAACAACCTTTATAATCTTCAACGCTGGAAGGATCCAGAACCACCTGAGTGGTTGAAGATACGTTCCAATCAACACGCTGCTCTCAAACAATGGGCTAAGAAAGTGTCTTGGAATTTGATTAAAAAGGACGGCAAATGTCCTGTTGTAAGTGCTACTGATTTTCTACCGTGACTACTAAAGTATATTGGCATCCAAACTATCAGACTATGGCGGGTAATGCTAGCCCTGACCAGACTGATTTGTCACACCCTACAATTATACCTGAGTTCTACATTCCTCCTGTTTCATATATACAATACGCTAAGGAGCAACACGAGAAGCATAGTTATTATAAGTGTCCTGCTTGGCAACATTATTGGGGAAATACATATGTAGTTTTTAATCAACTTGATATTTCATTCAAGTGGCAAAAGTCTGACGGTCTAGTCTATGAGACTAATTTTGATAGGCATAGAGCACTTGACTATCTTTATATTCAAGAGGGTACTATAGGTACCTTTGATGCTAATGATCTACGTAGGATTCATAGACAGCAGTATCCATACAAAGACTTTCTTGTCCTTCAGTGGGCACAGAGTATGATGTTTTGGCCAAAGAGACCTAACAAGAACTTGTGGGTAGAAATGGTACCATTTCCTGACCTACATCATAAGACAGGTATGGAACTAATCACCGCAGAGTTTCCCTTAGGCAGGTGGTATAGATCTATTAATGGTGCTTATCGTTGTCACGCAGAGAAGGTTGATGTCCCACGTGGCACTCCCTTGTACTGTATTAGATTTCGTGGTGGCGATGGTGACTACCAGATAGAAAGATGGCCAGGACTTAAACCACCCCATAGTGTAAGGAGACTGTTTAAGTTAAGCCAAGGTCTTAAGAACTGGTTACCATACAAATCTTGGGGATTGATTAAAGATGACAAAGAAGAAAAGAAATGTCCATTTAGTTTTCTATTCAGATGATAACGATTCGATGTAACAAATGCGGGAAAGAACTTACTAGCTACACCATAGAAACCAAGTGTTGTGGTTGTCCTAATATGGCTACTGTCACAGGTAACACTGTAACTGCTGTTGATCTAAGTGAGGTTGACATTATCTCACAAGACAAGTATAGTGCCAGTGATGATGGTGTTCTATCTCAAGCAGATAGGCAGTTCCAAGAGAACCGCAGACAACGCAAAATTAGGAAAATTAATTTTGAAACTAAGTGATTATGGGATCAGGTTTTGGACTGCTCCTAAAAATATGGCAGATAGTTTGAGGAGAGCATTGCTTGACTCGGAACAAGTTATTCTGGGACTTGGTGATTCCACTCACAACTATCCTGATGATACTATCACAGGCAAGATGAATTATTATAATCTTGTTAATGATGAAAGGATCTGGAATAATGTAGGATTACCTTTCATTAAAGAGATTGTTGGTGAGTATCTAAAACTTAAAGAAGGTGAAGAAGTTGCTATTAAATCTTGGGGTAACATACTGAGAGAGAATAGAAAAGTATATCCTCACGTACACTTTGGTATACCAGATGATTACAAAGAGAATCCTCAGTCAGTTTGTGGTAATATATTTCTAGGTGCAGATTGTCCTACAGCTACTACATACATTCTTGATGGTGAGAAGGTAGATATACCAAACAAATATGGACAGTTCACACTGTTCCCTCCTAATCTTTCACACGCAGTGCGTACCTATAAAGGTTCGGGAGTAAGAGTTAGTGCTGCATTTGATGTACTAGTTAAGAGTAGAGATCCACAAGGTGAAGTGTCAGGTAAAAGATGGTTAACTTATACCCAACAAAAATATCCTCAGAGTTGGTTTTGGACGGAGAAATAAAACATTACCAGATGGA